GTGCTGGTTACAAAACAGATGTTACAAAAAGCCTTACAGCCGACTTATGAAAAACAAGTCGGCCCAGTTGTTATACCAAGGTGTGTTTCTAAGAGCATCGACCACTGCAAAATTCTACCTAGTGTAGATGGTTTGACAGTGATCGGAGCTCTTGACAAGCCCGTGTACCAACCGGTCGAGTCCGAAATCATACCATCGCCAATACAGGGCACCTTTCCAGTGATGAAAGGTCCTGCTGTGTTGAAAGTGAATGACATAAGGCTCGATGATGAGGTCAAAGGAAAATCACTTATTATGAGGAGTGCTGAAAAGTACGCCAAACCGATAATACCTTTTCCCCCGATTCTCCTCGAAGTCGTTGAGGAGACCTTCATGGATACCGTGCTGACTCCGTCACTACGGTCCCATGTGGGCCCCCTCAGCGTCCAAGAAGCTGTAAATGGTCTGCCCATTGATCATTACAGAGGCTTAGAAATGTCAACGTCCGCAGGATATCCTTATTCTCTTGTTTACAAGAAAAAGAGAGATTTGTTTGCGTACGATGAAGTTTCGAACATCCACACGCCCTGTCCCATGCTCTTGGAGGCAGTCAACGAAAGATTGACTGCCGCCAAGAGCGGTGAGAGAGTGGCGTCTCTGTCCATGGACTCATTGAAAGATGAGAAACGTACGCTCGATAAGATTCGAGCGGGAAGAACAAGGACCATCACTGTGATGCCAGTCGATTTCACGATCGTTGCTCGCATGTACTTTTTAGACTTTGTTGCAGCTTTCATGCAAAATTGTCTAAAATCGTATTCTGCGGTTGGCATCACAGTGCCTGGTCCCCAATGGGCAGAACTAATCACCAATTTAAAACGCGTCTCAAATACTGGTTTCGATGGAGATCATTCCAACTTTGATGGCACGTTGGACCCGCACTTGGTGCACATGTTTGTTAATGTAGTTAACAAATGGTACACCAAGTGGGGGCCCGATAATGCCAACATTGTTGAGGATAATCTCGTGCGGCGTGTTATTTCCACGGAACTAACACATTGCATGA